CGGCTGTCTTACCCATACGTCTTGTTTTGCGGAATCCCAGCAGATAAATGTTTCGTCATTTGACAATTCGTTGAAGCAGTTAAAATGCTTTACCTCCACGCAATACCATTCAAACTTTGCTCCCATCATCATAAAGATACGCCGCCATTTCTTTGTCATATCTTCCATGCAAGGAAATATTGCCTCTTCATCTATGAACTGCACTGTAAGCTGCTTCATATCGATCTCGCCCCGGTTGGCTAGATTTACCATCAACTGTGCCACACATAAACTGTCCTTTCCACCACTGAAGGAAAAGAACACTGGCAGACCATTTCCGAATACATTTTTTATCCGGATCTCTGCAGCTTTTACAACATTGATATTGGCTTCACATCGTTTTACAGCCATATCTTTTCACCGCAGTTCGGGCAGATAACAAACCTCCGGGTTTCTGTTATTTCCGGTTCTGCTTCAGTGGTACTCTGTCCTCCTGCTGTCGGATTATCCGAAGTGTTCGGCTTTTCCGAACTGTTCTCTGAATTATTGTCCGGCGTTTCTTCTGATACTGCTTTCTGTTCTCTCTTTTCATTTGCCTCTTTCATCTTCTGAATCTCAGATTCATCCAATGTGCCATACTCCGAGAGCTTGTCAGTTACTTCGTCCGCATCAGCAACCATCTGCTGTAAAATTTCTTCATCATATCCAGGGATATCCAGATCCCCCTGCAGTTCCTCAAGGAACTCATTCAGGGTTTCCAGATTGTCGATTCCAAGGGCATAGGTCTTATTATCAGCTATCATGAGTTTCTTTTTATCATTCTCAGAAAGCCCTGCTTTTACATATACAGTTGCTTCCTGATAGCCAAGACTCACCATAGCTTCATACAAACCGTTACCAATCAGAATGATATTATTTTCATCAATGACCAGCGCTCGTGTCTGACCAAACTTTTCAAGTGATCTCTTCAGTTCCCTGATCTGCTGTTCAGAATGAATTCTGACATTTTTCTCTGGATGTTTAAGATCATCCAGTCTCTTTTTAATAACCTTCATTTTGTCCTCCATTTCTGAAGGGCAATGGCTTCCGGCTGCAACCGGCTATTTGATAGCTTTTAAAAATTCTCTGGCTCCATCGAAATGCTGTGCTGCATTTTCAACTATGGTCTTATCAATGTCGTAAACTTCTTTCCAACCTTGCTGTTCTGTCTCCATGTACTGTCTGGCAGGCCATGGATGTGTACCGCATAAATATCCTTTCTCCCAGTCATATATGGGCGGGAGTTTCACATCATAATAGTGAATATACGCAAGGACATCTTCGTGTCTCCACTCTGCGAGAGGGCTGTATCTGGTGATTCCGGCTGAATTAGTGTAGATATTATCTTTTCCAACATAATTGCCGTCTGCCTTTCTGCGTCCGAGCAGGAGTATTTCTAACTGATGCTCTTTATAATATCGTGCTTGTCCCCTGTGCTGTACGATATGGAACCACTGTGCTGCCTTATTGCTTTTATCCGGAAACAACATATCCGGATGCTTTTTCAGCCATTCCATGTCCTGTCCGGTATTGATAATCTCAAGGTTAGAAGGTTTATTCTGCTCTATCCATGCAATAAATGCCGGATATTCCAGATTGCATCTCACAAGGACGCTCTGATCGATGCCAGCTTTCTCGCATATCTCTCCAAGTACCAGGGAGTCTTTTCCCGCACTCCATGCATAGGCTGCCTTTTTCCCCTTGCATTTCTCTTTGATGTCTTTCACTGTCTTTTTCACAAGGGAATCCAGTTCTTTCTTTGACACCGTCTCTTCAATGTGATCAAGCGCATTCTTCCAGTCTTCATTATTTCGAACGGATTGTTTTCTACCGAGCATAGCGTCTCTCCTTTCCGGAAGCGGCCAAGGCAATAATTCCGCTCAACAGGACTGTAAGCAAGCTTCCCAGTGTTTTATATGGTCCACTATTCAAAACGCTGCCATAGGCAAATACAGGAAGCCCTACAGTCAGTGCAGCAACCACACCTGTGATAATCCCTTTTGCATTCAGTCTTACCCCTTTCAGTGTCATGACTGTTGGAAGTAATGTTGACGCCCTCAGTGTGCCATAGAACAAAAACAGATGTGTCACTGTAATTCCCGGGATATTTGCAATCAGAATGCCAGCGATCAGAAGCACTGCCATTGCAGCTCTGGTCTTCCTGATGTCTTTTCCTCCTGCAATATCTGTCGTAAGCGAAGATACTGCGCACAGGTTGCTATCCACTGTAGACAGCAAGCCGGAAACAATCATGAAAAGGAACGGCAATACTGCCCAGGACGGGAAAAAGTGGCGGATCAATTCAAAATTGATGATTCCAAGGTTCTGTGCCTGATATCCTGCGCCGGCTCCCATAAATCCAAGAATTCCCATTGACAGCGGAACCACCGCAAAAAGAACTGCTCCAAGAAGAAACGCTCTTCCCAGCTTCTCTTTTTTTACTGCAAACGCTCTCTGCCAGAAGCTCTGATCTCCAAACGGCCCGGATAAAAGTCCAATCGTTGTCGGAAGCCCAAAGGCTAAGAAAATCTCTACTCCTTTTCCAGAGAATAGTGTTGTGTAGTCTCCTGATATACCGCTCAGTCCCTGTATAATGCCCTGTGTTCCTGTATTTCTTACTCCGAATATTACAAATAGGCTACATGCAACAAGCATGAATACCATTTGAATAGCATCTGTAAGCATAGATGCTTTGATTCCGGAGAACAGGGAATATGAAATTGCTATGCAAGCAAGCAGAATAGTCATGGCTTTGAACGAAATTCCTGTTACTGCACTAAGGATCTGACTTCCTGCAAGAAGCTGAACTCCCGTTGACAGAACAGACAGCCCGATCAGCTGAAAGAGGTAAACTCTTTTCACTCCATCGGATTTGTATTTTTCTTTCATGTAACCAGACAGTGTCATTCCTTCCGGCATTTCCTTCCGGATTTTCTTTGCAAAGGGAATGAATATCACCAGACAAAGGGCATTCGGAACCAGAAACCAGAACAGGCCAACCCAGCCGGTAGAATATGCTTTCTCAGTTGATACAAATAATGCCGGAGCCCAGATCCACGTTGCCGCAATGCTGAGAGCCGACATCAGCCAGTTTTCAGAACGGCTTCCAACACAGAAG